GGCAAAATTGCAGATTCAATTTTAGTTTCCTATGCGGGATCTGATGGATTTTTTAATAATGAAGGTATAGGAGTTGTAAACTTAGCACCTTCAGCTGATACAGGAACGATTACTTACCAAACAACTGCAAACACATCAGTAGTTACTGCACAGTTTGCTGACAAACTTAATAATAACAATAAATTAGTGGTCAACGGTCAAGAATTAACCATTACAGGTTCTGATACACCCGTTGTTACAAACGTAGCTAATACCGCACCACAAGAATATCTTTACACAATCAGTATGAACTTCGCAGAAAAATTTGTATCTGCAGAGTCAGTAAGTTCTGCTTATCGTGTAAGATATGGTTACTATAACGCTTTTGACGTTACACCTGCTGCAGGATTTTATAACATTATAGTTATTGATGAAGACGGAGTAATTTCTGGCACTCCAGGAACTGTTCTAGAAAAATTTGAAAATATTTCAGTAACCCAAGGTGCTAAAACATTTGACGGTGCAACTAACTATTTACCAGAAGTATTAGAATCTAGATCAAACTGGATTGGTGCAACTGATAATGGTGCATGGAGAACAGCTTTGGTAACTGGTTCTGATGCAAATAAATCTGCATACTTACAACTAACAGGTGGCAGTGATGGAGATGATGAAGAAGATATTGCAATCGGTAAATTAGCAAACGGTTGGGATCTTTATAAAAATTCTGAAGAAGTAGATATTTCATTATTAATTGTAGGACGCCCAAGAGGAACAGCTCTTGCAAACTACGTTATTGATAATGTCGCAGAGAAAAGAAAAGACTCTATTGTATTTGTTTCACCAGAATATTCAGATGTATCTGCAACTGATATTGTCGACTACGTATCAACGTTATCACAAAGCACATATGCAGTTGTGGATAGCGGATATAAATATCAATATGACAAATACAATGATGTATATAGATGGGTGCCATTAGGAGCAGATGTCGCTGGTACATGTGCAAGAACAGACGATAATAGAGACCCATGGTTCTCACCTGCAGGATACAACAGAGGTAACATTAAAAACGTTATCAAGTTGAACTTTAATCCTAATAAGGCAGAAAGAGATGAATTATATAAAAATGCAATTAACCCAGTGGTAATTGAACAAGGAGTAGGAGCTGTATTGTTTGGTGATAAAACATTTATCAGCACACCAACAGCTTTTGATAGAATCAACGTTAGAAGATTGTTTATTGTACTCGAAAAGGCAATTTCAGTCGCAGCAAGATCTACACTATTTGAATTTAACGATGAGTTTACAAGAGCACAATTTGTGAACTTGATTGAACCTTTCTTAAGAGATGTTCAAGGTCGTAGAGGTATATTTGATTTTAAGATAGTTTGTGACGGTTCAAATAACACAGGCGAAGTCATTGATAGAAATGAATTTGTTGGTGATATTTATGTTAAGCCTGCAAGGTCTATCAATTATATCCAACTAAACTTCGTAGCGGTCAGAAGTGGCGTTGACTTTACTGAGATCGTTAGATAAAGATATAAGAGGAGAACAAAATGGCTTTTAATATTAATGAAATGCGAAGCCAACTCACCGGAGGTGGTGCAAAAGGTTCTCTGTTCCAGGTGCAGATTGCTAACCCTGTAGATGGAGCTGGAGACCTAAAAACACCATTCATGGTGCAGGCTTCACAAATTCCGACTTCTGATTTAGGAACAATTGAAATTCCTTATTTTGGAAGAAGGGTAAAATTGGCTGGAGATAGAAGATTCGGTCAGTGGACTGTAACAATAATCAACGATGAAGATTTTATAATCAGAAATGCGATGGAAGCTTGGAGTGCTGCGATTAATTCACATCAAGGAAACTTGCGTGGATTTGCTAGTTCTAGTCCATTAAACTATAAATCACAAGCACAGGTTATTCAATATTCGAAGACAGGTGATGTGATAAGAACGTATCAGTTTAATGGAATTTTTCCACAAAACATTGCAGCTATTGGAGTTGATTGGAATAACGTAGACGACATTGAAAGGTTTGATGTTACTTTTGACTATGATTGGTGGGAAGTCGTTGGTGGAACTACTGGCGATGGTGGTACAACTACCTAAAATAAATAATGTAGAAGGCATTAATGCTTTCGCATATAAGGGAGTTTATATATAATGGCTATTGAATTATTTGGATTTCAAATACAAAGGAAGAACGAAGAGAATAAAAACGTTAAGTCTTTTGTCGCACCTACAGAAGAAGACGGAGCTGTAAGCCTCACCGCAACAGGTGGGGCTATCAGCAGTTTTATTGACCTAGAAGGTACAGCTCGTTCTGAAGCTGACTTAATTTCAAGATATAGATCTATGATGCAACAGCCTGAAGTTCAGGCTGCTATTGATGATATTGTCAACGAATCTATTAATATAGTGCCTGACGAAAAAGTCATCACATGTGTTACAGATGATCTGAAAATGAGTGAAGGTATCAAAACAAAAATTCGAGATGAATTTGACGAAGTTTTAAAATTATTGGATTTTAGTAATGTTGGATATGATATTTTTACAAAATGGTATGTTGATGGAAGATTAAACTATCATGTATTAATTGATGAAACAGCACCTAAAAAGGGTATTCAAGAATTAAGATATGTTGACCCACGTAAAATTAGAAAAGTACGTGAGTTTAAAAAAGAAAAAGTAGGCACAAATAATAATCCAGGATTTGTAAAGAAGGTAAAAAACGAATACTATATTTACAATGAAAAAGGATTTAATAACAAATACAGTCCTAATCAAGCAGCGTCTTATGAAGGACCGACTGCAACAGGTTTAAAAATTGCTAATGATTCTATTGTAAACTGTAATTCTGGTTTATTAAATGAAAAGAATACATTAGTATTATCACATTTACATAAAGCATACAAACCTTTAAATCAATTGCGTATGATGGAAGACGCAGTTGTAATTTATCGTATTTCAAGGGCACCAGAACGTAGAGTATTTTATATTGACGTAGGTAACTTGCCTAAAATGAAGGCAGAACAATATCTACGTGATATGATGACTAAACATAAAAATCGTGTTGTATATGATGCAAACACTGGTGAAATCCGTGATGATAGAAAACATATGTCAATGACGGATGACTTTTGGTTACCACGTAGAGAAGGTGGTCGAGGAACAGAAATTACATCTTTGCCAGGCGGTGCAAACCTAGGTGAAATGGAAGATGTTATTTATTTTCAAAAGAGATTGTTTAAAGCATTAAACGTTCCTGTTTCAAGATTAGAATCTGATACAGGATTTTCATTAGGTAGAGCATCAGAAATATCTAGAGACGAAGTTAAATTCAACAAATTTATTCGTAGATTACGTGCTAGATTCTCAATGTTGTTTGATAAAATCTTAGAAAAGCAATTAATTTTAAAAGGTATCATTGCACCTGAAGATTGGTTAGAAATTCAAGCAGCTATTAGATATGACTACATGCAAGATAGTCATTTTCAAGAATTAAAAGAAGCTGAAGTAATTCAAAATAGATTACAATTACTACGTGATATTGATGATTTTACAGGAAAGTATTTCTCAACAAAATGGGTACGTTCAAATATATTACAAATGAGTGAAGATGACATGGCTATTATGGACAAAGAGATAGCACAAGAAACTCCGGAAGATGAGGACGAACAACAACAAGATTCCGGTGGGTTTCAATAAATTACACACTTGAGGTATGGATTTTAATAAATAATATACAATATAAACTAAGGAGAATATTATGTCTGATGATATTAAAAATTTAATCAGATCTGCGATGGATAAAGATGCAGATGCTTTTGAGACAAACTTCGATACAGCGCTTGCACCTAAGTTAGATGCAGCTTTAACAGCTAAGTATGATGAAATGTTTGGAAAACCAGCTGGTGAAGAAGTTGAAACTGAAACTGAAACAGAAGTTGATGACACCTCAGAAACAGAGGAAGAATCAGAGCCAGAGGAAGCAGAAGAGAAAGAAGATGCATAGTTTTAAAGATCATTTGCATTTGATTGCTGAATTTGTAAGCGTAGCTAAAAACGCTGCTAAAGAAGCAATCTCAAAGAAAATGTCACATGACGATGCAAAAGATCACGTTTATAAAACTACAATGACACATGCAAAAAAATCTTCACCTCAAGGTGCAGGAGGCATGGTCACAAGAATGAAAATTAATTCTGCAATAGATAAAGCTGAAGCACACTTAGAAAAACATTACGGGAAGAACTAAAATGAAAACTTTTAAACAATTTACAGCAGAAACGCTCGAAAGGCGTAACTCAGAAGATGAAAATAATTTCATCGATAAGCATGTTATTGACAAAAAGGAGCATCCTGTAGCAAAAGAAGATCAGTTTGTTGCAAAGAATGTCAAAAAAGATAAAACAAAAAAAGCTTCTTACCACGATGAAGAAGATAAAGAAGTTTATGAAGAAACTGACAAGGACTAAGGAGTTATGTTTTTAAGAGAAGGCATTAATACAAAAGCATTTGCAGCCGCTGAAAAAGAACTCAAAGCGTATGCAAACAAACCTGGACAACGAGGTGGAATTGACTCAAAAAATTTCATCGATGTTGCAACAATGCTCGGGCAAATTTCCCGTATTAATATCCTTCAGGCAGGTCAAAAACTTGCACACTTAAATAAAAAGCTCAAAAGAATGGATACTTCTCCTAGAGAAAAAGTATACTCTGTTTTACAAACACATGGACTTATGGAATCTGCAGAGTCTATTAAAGAGAAAATGACAGAAAAGCAAATGAAAAAGCGTGAAAAAATCGTTAAGTCAATGAAAAAAGACAAAAAAGGTTTTGAAGATCGCTATGGTGACAAAGCAGATGCTGTTATGTATGCTACAGCAACTAAAATGGCTATGGACGAAAAATTAGATGACAAAGATAAACCTTTCGTAAAGAAATTAGTTAAAAATTTAAGAAAAGGTTCTGCAATTCACGGTAAACAAGCAGACGACTTAGAAAAAGCAATGACCAGTGAACAAATGGATCCTACGGATCACGTTAAGAAAAAAGACGGGAAGTTTTGCGTATATAATGCAGATGGTAGTATTGCAAAAGTGTTTGACAATAAGGCAGATGCAGATAAGTATGCAATTGATAACCATGATAAGTTAATGGCAACAAAGAAAGAATCTGTTAAAGAAGATGTCGAGCGTAGAGCCGATGTTAAGATGGTCAAAGTTAGATTGCCAGATGGTACACAGGTTATGCGTAGACAAAGACCTGAAATCAAAATTGGCGACAAGAAAAGTCCTAATGCAGTTCGAACAGAAGGTATTGTAAATACTGTTGCTAAAAAAATCGCAAACAAAACTAAAGATCCTAATACAATAAGAAGATTAACACATAAAGCTGCTTCAGCTGTTGCTAATGCAACTGAAGAAACAGTTAATGAAAAAACTATACAATTTCATACAGGTCATGTTCCTAATGATTCTAAGTCTCATGCTGCACATAGAGCTATGGTAGATTCTATTCATAAAAAAGCAGGTGATAACGTTACAAAGAGAAGATCAGGGTATCCGGATAAGTCGGGTAAAAGTATGGTAGGAAGTATTACTGTTAAAAAGAAACAAAATATACCAGCAGTTGTAGATATTATTAAAAAACATACACCTAAATCAACTCATAATTCAATATCAGTATCTGAAGAAACAATCAACGAAGGAGTGATTGAGGACTTAAAGAAAATTGTAAAGCGTAAAGCAAGAGCGGATGTTAAATTCGCAAACGGTCGTAGAACAAAAGTTGACCTATTCACTGCTTCTGCTATGACACAAGTTTATGATAAACTAAATGATAAAAACAAGCAAAAATTTGCAGATGCCATCAATAAAGACGAGCGTATGTTTATGAAAATGATGGACTTTGCAATGACAAAAGTTGGAGGCAAATAATGTCACTTTTAATTAAAGAATTAACAGAAGATGTAAAATACATCTCTGAAGATATACTTGATGAGGAAGGTAATCCTAAAGGTAAGAATTACTTTATCGAAGGTATCATTATGCAAGGAGACATTGCAAACCGAAATGGTAGAATGTATCCTGGTGAAGTTTTAATGAAGGAAACAGCAAGATATAACGATGCATTTGTATCAAAAAAACGAGCGTTTGGCGAACTAGGTCACCCATCGGGTCCTACAATTAACTTAGATCGTGTCTCGCATATGTTTACAGAGTTAAAACAAGATGGTTCAAATGTAGTAGGTCGTGCCAAAGTAATGGATACGCCTATGGGTAAAATTGTTAAAAATATTATTGATGAAGGTGGACAATTAGGTATTTCATCTCGTGGGATGGGAACTTTAAAACCTGGCAAAAATGGAGTTATGCAAGTTCAAGATGACTTCATGCTTGCGACAGCAGGTGATATTGTAGCAGATCCTTCTGCACCAAACGCTTTTGTAAAAGGTGTTATGGAAGGTGTAGAATGGGTTTACGATATTGCTTCAAGTTCTTGGACGGTTGCAAATACATTTGACCAAATTGAAGAAGAGATTAAGGAAACTGCTAAAATTTCTCAAGAAGAACTTGAGGAAAAGGCTAGTTATCTTTTTCAGAAGTTCATTAATAGTATTGCAAAATCGTAAAAATATAAATAATTAGATACAATTATCTGTATAATAAAGGAGAAAGTCAAATGAGTGATAACCTAGAAGTTCAAGACGTAGAGCTTGACGAAGTCAAAGCGACAGGTGAGAATTCTATGTCTGCAGATCCTGTAACACCAGCTGGCGGTGCAGTTAAAGCACGTAAGGGTGATGTTAAGAAAAAGGTTGACGCTACTGCAGACAAAATTGAAAAATCTGTCAAAACACCACAAGGGAGCAATGATGCCGGATTGAAAGAAGCCATTGATGGTCTTTTCGAAGGTACAGAGCTTACGGAAGATTTCAAAACTAAAGCGATTGCAGTGTTTGAAGCTGCTGTCCATCAGAAAGTTCTTGCTGAAAAAGCAGACCTTGAAGAAAAGTTTGAGTCAGATCTTGCAGAGCAAGTCGAAACAGCAGTCGATGACCTGGTAAGCAAGGTAGACACATATTTAGATTACGTTGTTGAGCAATGGATGGAGTCTAATAAAGTCGAAGTAGAAAGCAACTTTAAAATTGAAGTAGCAGAATCACTTCTAGACGGAGTTAAGCAACTCGTATCAGAGCACAATATCGATATCGATGAGGAACAAGCAGATCATATTTCTGACATTGAAACTAAAATGGATGAAACATCTGCAAAATATAATGAGACAGTGGAGCAATTAATCACTGTACGTGAGGAAAAAGAGACACTTGAGCGTCAGATCGCTTTCAAAGAGATTTCTGAAGGACTAACAGACACACAGGCAGAGAAATTGAAAGTGCTTTCGGAAGGCGTTTCATTCGAAACCACGGATGACTATGCCAAAAAGGTAGAAGCAATCAAAGAAAACTATTTCGCAGAAGGTAAAGAGGCACCTGCTGATGAGACAGAGTTCCTTGAGGAATCTACAGAAGAAGAGCAAACACAGGATGCTCAAACTGAAATCGTAGATCCGTCAGTAGACTACTACGCTAAAGCTCTTGGACGCTTTGTAAAATAAAGATTTTATAAATAATAGTAGATAAAATCTCGAAAAGGAGAAATCAAATGAGAAATGAAGAACTACTTAAAAAATGGAAGCCAGTCCTAGAGCATGAAGCTCTTCCTGGCATTAGTGATCCGCATAGAATGGCTGTTACTGCAACCGTTCTTGAAAACACAGAAACTGCCTTACGTGAGGGACAGTCATATTCTCCTCAGTCATTGACTGAAGCAGAAGTTGGCCCAGTCAACCACACGGGCAACGTTCAAAACTATGACCCAGTGTTAATTTCATTGGTTCGTAGAGCAATGCCAAACTTAATTGCATATGATATCGCTGGCGTTCAGCCAATGACTGGACCAACAGGTCTTATCTTTGCAATGAGATCAAACTACGTTAACTCTGCTAACAACACTG